AAGCAGCGCAGCCGGATCAGCGCCCATTTCTTTCTTGGCATGAGCTTATCGGAAATTGCAAAGAGTGAGAATTCCGCTCCCAGCTCCGTGCATGAAGGAATCCAGCGGGGGCTTCGGCGCCTGAAAAAAATTCTGGAAGAAATTTAATCCAGACCCCGAAAAACAGCCCCAAAAATGAAATGAATAATAGAGGGACATATTTCCGGCAGGACAAGCCCGGAGGGTGTGGCCGTGTGGCAGACGCCCCGGCACACAGCAGACGTGAATTGTCATAACTGCCCGCCCTCTCCTGTTCTTTGACAACTGAATATACGGTGTTATAGGTACTTCCCCTGTGTTCCGAGCGACGAATGGGGCGGCGCAATGACAGGCAGCTTAGGAGGTGATGAACAAAGCTGTCCGAGCGATCCACGCAACCCATTGACCCGGCTGTGGCAGGCCGGGCGCGATGACGGACACAGGCTATAATGGTACTTTCTCACGATCCCCTAAGGACTTGGGGGAAGTTCCTGCGGTGTTCGCCAGCTCTGGCAAAGCAGCGGCACAGGCGGGGCTATGATGCGGCCAAGCTGTCCGCAGCCTATAACATCCCCTTTTCCTGCACAGTCAGGATCATGCCGGGGCGCGTGGCAAATACGGCATAGCAAAATCGAAATCAGATACCATGAGCCGGGCCTGCTTCCTTATGGACGGGGCCGGCTTATTCATGTGGTTTTGATGTCACTATATTGCAGAACGGAAAGGAGCGTGTGCCATGCAGGAACCATATACTTTATCAGGACAGAAGGATATTTCTGCTGAACCGCTGGCGGATATTCGCCATGTGTCAGTCAATAAAGACTTATCCAGGGAAGAACGGATCGCCGAGTTTGTCCGGCAGATCAAAGACCCCTACTGCTTCAAGTGCGGTAAGTTTACTGTCCGAGCCAGCTTCGCTCAGGGCGGTGCTACACTGGAAGAATGTTTGCAGGGCGTCTTACGGTAAAAAATTTTTGAATTGGGGGCTGCTTTTTCCCGCGGGGAGCGTTATAATATTCTTGGGAAAAGGAATTGAATAACGAATGTACGAACTGCACTCCTTGAATTGCGGGATTTTTCCGCGACGAAAGGAGTGTTTTTGTATGCAGGTTTACAGAGCGATCAAATATATCCGTCTCTCTTATACGGATGACAAATCAACGGAAAGCGACAGTGTTGTAAACCAAAGAAAACTGATTGACAACTATATCGCCCAGCACCCGGAGATCGAGGTTGTGGACGAAAAGATTGACGACGGTTACAGCGGAGTCCTTTTTGACCGGCCAGCATTTCAGGAAATGATGGAGCTTATCAAGGAAGGCAAAGCCAACTGTGTCATTGTCAAGGACCTGTCCCGGCTGGGACGTGAGTACATTGAAACAGGGCGCTATATGCGCCGGGTATTCCCCGCCTATGGGGTACGCTTTATTGCGATCAACGATAATGTGGACACCCTGAATGACACAGGCGATGATCTGACCGTTTCCGTAAAAAACATAATGAATGAGGCGTACAGCCGGGATATTTCCATTAAGACCCGGAGCGCCCTGGATGTGAAGCGGCGCAGCGGTGATTTTGTCGGAGCTTTCGCTGTTTATGGCTACATCAAGACCGGTGACAAGCACAAGCGCCTGGAGGTTGACGAGTATGCCGCTGGCGTGGTACGGGATATTTTCAGGAAACGCCTGGAGGGGTTCAGTGCGGCACATATTGCAAGTGAGCTGAACCGGCTGGGTATTCTCTCCCCGCTGGCATATAAAAGGAGCCAGGGGATGCCCCATGCAAAGGGCGGATATACAGATAAAAAGGACTGCCGCTGGTCGGCAACGACTATCATCCGCATTTTGCAGGACGAAACCTACACGGGTACGCTGGTGCAGGGCCGGCAGACCACACCCCACTTCAAATTAAAGGAGCGGGAAAACAAGCCGGAAGATGAATGGATTCGGGTGGAGGATGCCCATGAAGCGATTGTGGAGCGGCACGACTTCGACCTGGTACAGAGAATCAAGCGGATCGATACCCGGACTTCCCCAAAGGAAAATAAGGTGTACCTGTTTTCCGGTATTCTGATCTGTGGGTGCTGCGGCTGCCGCATGACCCGGAAAACCAACCACTACAAAGGCAGGGAGTATCACTATTACTACTGCCCGACAGGAAAGAAAGGCGGCTGCAATGGTTCCGTCATGCTCAAAGAGGAAGATTTGATTGAGTGTGTCCGGGACAGTCTGAAAGGCCATATTGATAATGTGGCCTCCCTGGATGCCCTTCTTTCAGGTATCAGCCAGGAACGGATCAACCGGGAGCTGGCCCAGGAATATGCCGGGCAGATCGCCGCCAATGAAAAACGCATGGCAAAGATTGAGGGCTTCAAGACAAAGCTCTATGAGAACCTTGTCAGCGGCATTTTGACGAAAGAGGAATTTCTTTCTTATAAGCGCAAGTACAATGCGGATATTGACCTGCTGAAACAGGCCATTGCCGAGCTGAACGAAAAGCTGACTGACGTGCTGGAAAACCGGAGCGAGCGCAACCGCTGGATGGCCCATTTTATGAAGTTCTCCACTCTGGAGGATTTGGATCGCCGGGTGGTGGCACAGCTTATACGCAGCATTACGGTTTTGGGGAAGAATGACCTACATATTGAATTCAACTATCAGGATGAATACCAAAAAGCATTAAAACTCGCAAAGCAGGCGGCGGAGACCGTTGTGCAGTTCAAGGAAAGGATGGTGGGATAAATGGCAAGAAAGAGCAGAAAAAACCAAACGGCGGCGCCGGTGTGCGATACTTCCATCTATATCCGCACCGCCCTTTATATCCGGCTGTCCGTGGAGGACAACAAAAAGCGCGGACATTCCATTGGGAACCAAAAGCTGGTGCTGGAAAACTTTCTGGCAGGAAGGCCGGAATTTGTTGTTTACAACACCTATGTGGACAACGGCGCTACAGGCACCAATTTCCACCGTCCGGGTTTCCAGCAGATGCTTTCTGATATTGAGGCCGGGCTGATCGACTGTGTGATCGTAAAGGATTTGTCCCGGCTGGGGCGCAATTCCATTGATACCGGCTACTATATTGAGCAGTATTTCCGGGCGCATCAGATACGCTTTATTGCCCTTACAGACCAGTTTGACACAGCGGATGCCAGCAACCTTCACGGCGGTATTATGCTGCCCCTGAAAAACATGATAAATGAAGCCTATGCACTGGACATTGGACGCAAGATCAAAGCCCAGGCAAGGCAGGCCATGAAAGACGGTGAGTACATTGGCGCACGGGCCCCTTACGGCTACCGGAAAGACCCTGAGAACTGCCATAAACTGCTCATTGACCCGGAGGCCGCCGAGGTTGTATTTCAGATTTTCCAGTGGGCTTATGAGCATGTAGGGCTGAATGATATTGCCCGCAGGCTGAACGAACAGGGCATACAGACGCCCAGCCACCGGAAACGTGCCACGGGCGAGATCACCCATGAAAACCTGATCGGCTCCGGCAAATGGCAGACCCGCACGGTTGCAAAGATACTGGACAGTGAAGTTTATACCGGTGATCTGGTGCAGGGAAAGACAAAAATTGTGGACCACCAGCAGGTACAGGCAGACGAAGACAACCTGATTATCGCCACCAATACCCATGAGGCCATTATCAGCCATGAAGTTTTTGAGGAAGTAAAGGCATACCGCAGGCAGGTGTGCGAAGAAAGCAAGGCACATGAGGTTGACCCTTATACCCCGAACATCTTTAAGGGGAAGGTGTTTTGCGCCCACTGTGGCGGCAGCCTTCACCGGCAGCGCAATAAGCGGAAGAAAGGGTCGGATGTTTACCGCTTCCATTGCCTTACTAACAGCCGCACGGAAAGAGGCGGATGCCTGGGCGTGTCTCTCACAGAAAAGGACTTGCTTTCCGCTGTCATTGCCATATTGCAGCAGGAATTGACGGTTGCTTTAGGTAATTATTCCTTTGTCTTAGAGGCAGAGGTAAAACGGAAGAAAGAGCGTGATGATCTGAAAGCGGGCATTTCCGCAAAGAAGCAGGAAATTGATAGGAACCGCCGTTTTGTCCGTGGCCTTTATGAGAACTTCGTGCAGAAAGTGCTTACCAGCGAAGAATACTTCACCATGAAAAAGGATTATGAAGCAGTCATTGCCAAACTCTCCGACGAGATCAGCACTTTGGAAAACGGGCTTGCCGTCATGGACGCCCAGCTTGCCAAATATAAGGAGCTGGAACAGGATGCAAAAGTCCTGGAAAAAGACCATACCCTGACCGCTGCCCTGATTGACAGGCTGATTGAGAGGATCGAGATTACCCATGACAAGGAAATCCGTGTGAGCTTCCGCTTCAAGAGTGAATTTGAGGAATATGGAAAGGCGGTGGAACAATGCAGAAATTTGTGATCGCATTTTATATCCGTCTTTCTTTGGAGGACACGAAAACCGAAAGCATGAGTATTCCCAACCAGCGGGCGATCCTGCGGGAGCACGCCATGTCGCTGGCGGAATGGGACCGGGCCGAGGTTTTGGAGTTTGTAGACAACGGGCACAGCGGCGCTAATTTTGAGCGTCCTGCCGTTCAGGAGCTTTTGGAAATGGTTCAGGCCGGAAAGATCGACTGTATCATGGTGAAAGACCTTTCCCGCTTTGGCCGTAACAGCATTGAGACCGGATATTTCATTGAGCGGGTATTTCCCCTGTACCATACGCGGTTTATCTCTGTCAGTGATGATTTTGACACCATCAATTTCAAGGGAGATACTGGGGGCATTGATGTGGCCTTTAAGTATCTTATTAGTGAGTGCTACAGCCGGGATATGTCGGTCAAGACGAAAACCGCAAAATACGCAAAAATGCAGCGCGGCGAGTACCAGAGTAAGATTTGTCCCTATGGGTATCGGAAAAGCGCGGATGGACGTATGGAGATTGACGAGAATGTGGCTGAAATTGTCCGTCTGATCTTTCGGTGGGCTGCCGAGGGAACCACAGCGGCGGAGATTACCCGGAAGTTGTTCCGGCGGAATATCCCTACACCTGGGGAATACCGCAAGAGCAAGGGACAGAGCTTTTATGATGTATCGCGGACACATGGAACATGGAGCAGTTCAACTGTCCTGCGTATGCTGGAGGATGAACGCTATATCGGCACCTATGTCATAGGCAAGCGGGCTGTTACCGAGATCGGCGGGCATCGCATAAGGCTGAAAGATGAAAGCGAATGGTACAAGATACCGGATCATCACCCGGCGATTGTTAGCAAAGAGTTATTCGAGCAGGCCAAAGCCGGTATACGCCGCTTTTCTATCCCAAACAAAAAACGGCATGATTACCCTCTGCGCGGGAAAGTGTTCTGCGGCTGCTGCGACCATGCACTGTCACGGACTACACAATATCCAAAGTTCTATTGCCGGCACTCCCAGGTAAACACAGATTTTGCCTGTCATGGTATGTCGGTCAAGGCGGAGGAATTGGAAACGGCTGTATTTCAGATCATCCGGGCACAGGTAGATACAGTGCTGGGGGTTGATGGAGACGGCAAAGACAGCCTTGATTTGCAAATGGTCCAGCAATCAGAATATGAGAAGAAAGTGCAGATTTTGCAGGATGCCAAACGGCAGCTTTATGAGCAGTTTGCCCTCGGTGAGATCGACCTGGGCACTTACAAAGAGCAGAAAGCCAGATATGACGCGGAGCTGGTCCGGGTGAAGAATGTCTGCACAATGGCAGCGGCACAGACCAAACAGGCCCAGGCGGACTATGAGGCCAAAGTCAAGCGGCGGGAAATCATAAAAGAAGTTTCCGGGGCCGACAGTCTGACACAATCGCTGATTGATGCCTTAATTGACAAGGTGTATGTATTCCCTGGAAACCGGATCGAGATAGTCTATAAGATGCAGGATGTCTTTAACATCCCAGGAAACGGAGGAACAGACAATGAAAGCGGCGTTTTACTGTAGAATTGGCAGCCAAGTGTTTGCATGTGTTTTACCGGATGAAAGGCACAAATTGAGGGCCTTCCTTGATGTCGAGCAAAAGAGCGAAGCACAGGAAAGCCCTAAGAGAAATCGCCATTTCAAATTTGAAAAAAGATAGAAATTTTTTTGTCGTGGGCTTGACA